CGGATATGGTCATGTCCTGGTTGTCGACGACCTGCATTTTCAGACCTGAGCCATCCAGCGCGGTTTCCAGAATCGCCGGCAGCGAGTCGTTTTGTCCGTCCCAGTTGTTAATGGCTATTTTCGCTTTCAATACGATGCGGTAGGTGTCATCGCTCAGGCTTGTAAAGCCGGCATCAGGGTCATAAGGACCCTGCCAGACACCCTGATCCCAGCCAAGTCCATCGGTATCAAATGAAAAGTAAACACCGCTGATGGGCTGGCTGACGACTCGCGTACGTCCAATCCACTCCCCCAGCACATCAAGCTGCACGCCGACCGCGCTGTCGATATCGAAGGCGGAGAGCAGGTTTTGAAGGGCTGATGAGGTGTCAGTAAATGGGCGCGTTGACAGGTCGACGTGATCGACAAAAAGAGGCTTTCCCCTGTGATAGTTGGTAATCAGGTCGGTGTATTTGCTCATGACGTCACCGTGAGCGCGATATTTGCCGTACTGCAGGATGCAGACTCGTTGAATGCTATAACGACATTAGATGCCGCTACCGTTCCTGCCGACTTACCAATCGCCAGGGAGTTGATGTCATAGTATTTAGCGTTTCCACCGCTCACGACGCCAAGGTTAGCCGGTGAATAGATGCGGCTTAACAGGACGTCATCGCCAATTGTCAGGCCATTGATATAGTCGGCGATGGCCTGCTTGATCTGCTCGCCAACCTGTGTGGTGTAACCAGTAAAAACCTTCAGCGTAATGGCGACATATATCGGGACATCCGATGATCGAGAGAAACTTATTGCATGCGGATTATCGTATTTATCAGGCACAGTGACCGTCGTCGATCCGAAAGTGGAAACGCCCTGGCCTTTTTTGCCACGAATGGTCTGTGCGATTTCCGTAACGTCGCCACCGTCCACTATCGCCGCGATTGAGTGTCCGGGTATGCCGTCACTATTCACTGCTCCGGTATCGTTCTCGTAAAGCTTATGACGGGTTACGCCGGAAACGTTAGCGATCGCGCCGTCAACTGCCTCAAATGGCGTCAGCGCCGGGATAGCAACGCTCTGAGCCTGTCGCACACGAAGTTGCGCATCAGTTTCTGCTGCAGAGCCTACAGTCGCTGCGTTAGCGTTGGATACTGCCGTCCAGCCGCGGGTAGGCGTGTTGATTTTGGTGATGCTTCCGGCGACTGCCGCAACGGCGCCGGTATTAGCGCAGGTGGCCGTCACCGTCACCGATCCGCCTACGGTGATTGTCACGCTGGCCGGCAGGTTCCAGATGATACCGTTGGAATCTTTCACCGAGCCATTAGTAATCGTTGTTCCGGCCGTGCCGGTGAGCGTCACGTCAACCGTTGAATTGGTGGCGGACTTGCGCGCAATACCGTTAATTTTGACGTTGCGTGTAAGGGCATCTTTCATGCCGGAGGATGGTGAGAAAGAGTTGTAAACCTGAATCGCTGTATTGTTGGCATCATGCACTGCCAGCGCTACGAGTGCGACCATCTGTCCATCTTTACTGTCAGGCTCGAGATAAGCGTCGGTGCCGTAAATCTGCTGAAAATATTCGGTGATAGTGCTCAGGATTGTCTGGTAATCAGGCGCACTTATCCCTGAGGCGGTCACCGTAGCGGAGAGCCCCAGCGTGTCTAAATTGAGAGCCATTACGCCTCGCTTGTGACTGTCGTCGTTCCGTAGATAGTGTCGATCGTCGCGGTAAATACCACGCGGCGGGATGAGGTATTCAGCGTCGTATCGAACGACCTGATAGATTTAACGCCTTGCGTCTCAAGGATGCGCTGGCGAATGGCGAGGTTGTAGGTTTCCGGCTTCTGCTTACCCAGAACGGACTGAATCCATGGCGTGCCCTCTGTGGTGTCGAGGAACCATTGCCCATACCACAGCAGGAAACGCGTCTTCACCGCCTGCGCCACCGTTTCCGGTGAGTTAACCAGCCAGGTGTCATCGCCCTGTCCGAAGGTGTAATCTCCATCTTCATCTTCGCGTCTGTATCGCATCAGTTCACCTTGCCAGAATTGCCAGTACCAGACTGCACGCCATTATGGGTGTGCTGGTCACTGATATCTTTGCCGTTGGACTTCAGGGAGCCTATAAACTCGATGGCGCCCGTAATTTTCGCCGCGGTCCCGGTCGCCAGGCTTCCGACCATGCCGCCCATCCACGTCAACATCCCGTTGATGGTCACAGCCGCGCTGAACTTAGCGAGAGGTGTCGTCACGTTCAGTCCGCCCGGCGCCACGATATTCACGGCGTGGCTGTTTGGGTCAAGCTCAATATAAGCCGCACCGTCATCCGTTCGCATCTGCAGCGTAGTGGTGCTGATATTCCCTATAACTTCCGCCTGCGACTGCGGGCCAATGAACGCAAAGGCGTCTGACAGATCATGCTGCCGAGGGTCGACCGGCTCCTGCACGCCGCCGTTCTGCCACCAGAAGTCGATGCAGCGATCAGAAAATACCACCAGGCATTCATCGCCAGCTTTAACAGGAAAGGTAATGGTGCAGCCGCCACCGCGCGGGAACACTACCGGCACGTCGACGAGCAACGGTAGAGGTGAAGATTTGAACTCACCCGCCTCATCAGCGACCTGACCTGATATGGCAGGCTGAACAGTGCAGGTACATGCTATGGGGTCGAACGACTGGATGATGCCAGGCATGGAGACGCGCAGCATGGAGAATATGGTGTCCGACAGCACCTTCATTGCCTGCTGCTCACCGCCGGCCAGCGACTGAGGATTGACTGACATGTTTACTCCGGGCAATAAAAAACCCGCCGAAACGGGTTGTAAAAGAAGTTTTTCATTTAAACAGTGCGATTTATCTCAATCAGGCTAAGAAACCCACCACTCCCACAGGCTGAGAATCTCACGAAGTATTTATTGCCCTCTTCAAGCATCTGGTTCACACCATTATTTTCATTCTTTGTCAGCGCATCAAAGCCCGTTGGCATCACCAAAGTGTCACCAACACTGTTCCGGAAACGCAATAACTTGATGGTATTGCCACTATCAGAGTATTGCATTCCTAAAAGCGTTAATAACCCTTGGTGTACATCACAACCTTCCGCAACATCACTCAATCCGCTGACAGTAACCGTCTTGGTTATCTCATCAAGATTGACCTTTGGCTCAGCATATGATGAAAACGCAATAAGTGATGAAAGCAAAAGCCATATTGAACGCTTCATAATAATTCCTTTTAAAATTTCGTTATTCACAATACGTTGTACCGGTGGCCGTTGTGTTGCACCTTCTATTCACAGCACCATTACCGTCACTGCCCTTAGTGTAAGTCGTTCCGGTACCGGTAGTGTATGATTCAGTGTTTGCAGGGCGTCCAGCATTATCAGTACCAGAGCACCAAGTGGTGCCGGTCGCTGTGGTTGAGCACGTTACGGCTGCCGATACAGGGAAAACGCAGGCGACAGCCAAAATAGCGATCAGTTTTATCATTGCGCTCCAACCGAGCGGTTAATTGATGCCTGACTTTGCAGGGTGGCGTCATTGCGGGCGCGACACATAATATCCATGTACCACGGCTGCCCGCGAGTATCGCCTGTGTAGTCTATAGAATATACGATATAGACCCCATCAGCGGCAATAGATGAAGGCTGGCTAATGGGTGGGGCATCTATTAGCTTTCCTGATTCATCTTGTATTTTACCATTAACCACCAGGTTCCCATTCGCATCTTTTGACTCGCTATATCTGCCACTGTAGAGGTCTTGATTATTCAAAGCGCTTCGGTACACAGAAGCTTGGTCAATTTGCACTAATCCGTTAATAGCGATGTTTGGGTTGATAAGGCATCGCACATTTACCCCGCCCCCCATAGTCTGCTGCGGCATCCCGATTAGCCCAGTGTCACTGTTAAGCACGATTGCATCTTTGATGTATTTGTCAGTAGGCACCATCTGGACTCGCCCATCCACTAGTTGCCATGTTGCGCCACACTGTACTGCCACGCTGTCCATAACATCACGAGTTGATTGATATAGTACGCGCCCACGCGGAAAGACAGTCGCTGGCATTTGGGCAGTAACACCCTGTTTTAACCCAAAGGGATTCCAACTGTTCATTAAAGCAGCATGAACATCAGCCACGGTGTAACCGGCCGCGAGCGTTGTGGTCACGCTGGCGTTCATGAAAGCCTGATGCCCGTCGATCGCCTGAATCAGCACCCATGTATCGGTCGGATTATCGCGGCCTGTGACAGTAAAGCGAATTTCACCGCTGAAAACTTCTCCGTAGTTCGTGCCATTCGTCTGGCCGACTTGTGACGGGTCAATTTCCGTTGCCACGCCTACCTGGCTGCTGTCTACT